AACACAAGACGAAGCGCGGGCGGCGCTTTGAACGGCGCATGACGGAAAGACAAGCGGAGGCGAAGATATTCTTGGAGCTACTCCATGCCCTGGAAAAGGGTGACTGGGCGCGGAAGCGTGCAGTGCTCAAAGTTCGGGATGTCATGGCGGATATGGAGCTGAAGCGCTGTGCTACTCCGCAGACTGTCAACGAGTGGCGCGACATGCTCGAGGGTGTGCTGGAGTGCTTGTTGTTGGAAGGAGTTGAGTAGATGGGACGGAAACCAATGCCGGAGGCCCTGCGCAATATCCAGCGCCACACGCCGGTACTGCGGACGCTGGGCGATGTGGAGTACTTCGCGCAGGAGATGTACCGGAAAGGCGCTCGCGACGCCGCGGAGAAAGCCGTAAATACGCGCCTGCTCATGGTGCTTTGGGTGCTGCATGATAAGTTCGGCTTTGGCAATAAGCGGCTCATGCGGTTGATGGATGAGATGAATGCGCTGGCCGACGCGATGAACGTTAAGTTGCTTGGTGAGAAGGGCATCATCAAGGCGCTCAAGGGTGAGTGCGATCTGGAAATCACGATGTAGGAGGGAAAAGGATGGAGCGGATCAAGAAATATGGCCTGCCGTTGCTGACGCCCTACGGCTGGGAGATCGTCGGGCGCGTGCTCGTGACCATCGGCCTGCTCGGCCTGGCGGCGATGCAGATCGGGGCGGTGCGGCCATGACGAAATATTACACAGCAAACGTCGACCCCTCGCGCCTCATCGTGGTCACAAACCGCGCGGGCACCGTCGCGCCGGGGAAGTGCCGCGTGCGGCAAGCGACAAAAGAAGAACTCGACGAGCTCGACAAGCTCCTCGGCCCGGTCGACAAGAGCATTCTCGCGCCGAACGGCGGTGCGAAGGGAATCTACGCGCTCCAGGAGCCGCGCCTCCGCGTGCCGCGCAACCCCGCGCGGGAAGCGGAGGAGGCCAAAGAGCGGGCAAAGAAAAAAGCCGCCTTTCGGGCGGCCATGATAAAAAGAAACACAAAGTGATCCCCTGCATTATAGCAGGGAAAAGGGAGGAATACAATATGAACGCAGGGGGAAGAGCCTGCCGGAATGAAAACATCTACGCCCTCTACAAGGGCGAAGAAAACATCATGGACGGGACGCTCGACGAGATCGCCCGTGCCCGGCATATCAAACGAGACACCGTGCAGTACATGCTCACGGCAGCATACCGCCGCCGCGTCAACGAACCATCGAAGGACGGGAAAAGGCGGTGCCGCCTGGAGCTCGTCCTCATCGAGAGGCGGCACCATAAAAAGCGCAAGAACAACAGGAAAGAAGGACAGCTTCGAACACGGATCAGGAGGTAAGCACAATGGCAAGGAGATACACGATAGACCTGACGATGCTCCGCGCGGTGCGCGCATGTGTCACGGCAGACTCGGAGGAGGAAGCCATTGAAAAGGCGGAAGATGCGGCGCGCGAGGGGCTGGCCGTCGTGATGTATGACTATGAGCCGGATGTCGAGAGTGTCGAGTGCGATGAGGAGGACGAATATTACACCAGCGAGGTGATGCGCGATGCGTACTGAGATACATGATGAAATCATCAGAAAGAGGATCGCTATTTTCTGTGAGCGGCAAAACTACACGCTTCTCGGCGTGGAAGAGCGACAGGAAAATGGCGAGCGGCATGTTGAGATGCTGCTCGGGAATAACACTTTCGATGATATGGTATACATGTTTGGTTCCAGGAAACAGGGCGAGGAAACAATCCCGTGGGCTATGCATCCGTTGCCACGAGAAGAAATTCTTCGATGGGCCTTGGAAGTTCGCGACGATCCGGAAGCTATGGAAGCATGGCGGGAAGGTATCCGGGAGTCAGGCAGGAGGGCAAGAAAATGACGCTAGAGGAGATCGACTGGGAGGCGGAGGCCGCCGCGGATGCGCGCGATGAGCGCGAGGACTACGCGATCCGCTACGTGACGCTCTGTATCACGGGGCCGCGTCGGCAGGTAGAGGCGGAGACGGTATTGCTGGAGAACCGCATGCCGCACGACCGTGACGTAGACATCGAGATCGAGAAGGAGTGGGAGGGTTGAGATGGAAAGAGGTTTTGCGGTAAGGGGGAAAGATCATGTCAACAAAGATGATAATGACGGTCAATGAGATGCAGGATCGTGCTGCATGGCTCAAGATGCGCACGCAGGGCATCGGCGGCAGTGATGCCGGCACGATCGTGGGGCTGAATCCTTGGAAGAGTAAGTACGAGCTCTGGCTGGAGAAGACGGGGCAGGTCGTGCCGGAGGATATCTCGGACCGTGAGCCGGTCTACTGGGGGAACCGCCTCGAGGATGTCGTGGCGCAGGAGTTCACGCGCCAGACGGGCAAGAAGGTCCGCCGCCATGGCATGGTGCAGGATGAGGAGCATCCGTTCCTTTTCGCGAATGTCGATCGTATGGTGGCAGGTGAGAAGGCAGGTCTTGAGTGCAAGACGGCCAACGGCTTCAAGGCGTCCCTCTGGGAAGGCGACGAGGTGCCGGCAAGCTATTACTGCCAGTGCCAGCACTACATGCTCGTGACGGGCTTGCCGGTCTGGTACATCGCCTGCTTGGTGGGCGGGCAGCACTACGTATGGAAGACGATTCAGCGCAACGAGGAGGATATCCAGACGCTGCTCGAGATGGAGCAGGCCTTTTGGAAATGCGTCACCGACCGTGTGCCGCCCGAGGTGGACGGCTCGGCATCCTGCACCGAGGCGTTGGCCGAGCGCTTCTGTGGCGGTGTAGCGGAGAGCATCGAGCTGCCGTCCTGGGCGGTGGCCGAGGTCGAGGCTATCCGTCAGCTCGAGGCGCAGAAGAAGGAGCTCGATGCGAAGATCACGGCGAGCAAGAACCGGCTGAAAGAGTTCATGGGCGACCACGAGACGGCTGTCTGGGGCACGGAGGATGGGGGCGGCCGCATCACATGGAAAACACAGAAGGGGCGCACGTCTATCGACAGCAAGCGCCTGAAGGCCGACCATCCCGACATTTTTGATGCTTACAGCAAGGTCGGCAAGCCGATCCGCGTTTTCCGCATTGCATGATTCAGAAAGGGTTGATTATTATGGCATCCACCAAGGGCGGCATCATCGCCGCAAAGAAGAATGAGGTCCAGCAGGCGGAGAGCAAGAAGGGGCTGCAGTCCCTTGTTATGAGCATGCTCCCGCAGATTGGCAAGGCCCTGCCGACGGTGCTGACGCCGGAGCGCTTCACGCGCATCGTGCTGACGGCGCTCTCGTCAAATCACCAGTTGCAGGAGTGCACGCCGCCGTCTTTCCTCGCCGCGATGATGCAGGCGGCGCAGCTCGGTCTCGAGCCGAATACCCCACTCGGGCAGGCGTATCTCATCCCGTATCGCAACCACGGCGTCCTCGAGTGCCAGTTCCAGATCGGCTATAAGGGCCTGCTGGCGCTCTTCTATCGCTCGGGCGGCAAGGACCTGCAGGCGCATGAGGTGCACGAGAACGACACATTCGAGTATGAGCTCGGCCTCGAGCCGAAGCTCCGCCATGTGCCGGCGCTCACGGATCGCGGGCCGGTCATCCTCTACTACGCCGTTTACCACACGAAAGACGGCGGCAGCGGCTTTGCTGTGATGAGCATGGACGACATCAAGGCACACATGCACCAGTTCAGCAAGGCGGCCGGCAAGGGGTTCTCGCCGTGGTCGACCAATTTCGATGAGATGGCCAAGAAGACCGTCATCAAGAAGGTGCTCAAGTACGCGCCGATGGCGACCGACTTCGTCCGAGCCGTGGCCGCCGACGAGTCCATCAAGCACTACACCGAGAAGACGGCGGACATCCTCGACACGCCGAACGAGACGGAGTATGAGACCATCGATGCCGACTATGACAAGGAGCAGTCGGAGGGAGAGAAGCGCGTTGACCCAGAGACCGGCGAGATCCTGAATGAGGAAGGCAACCTGAATCTGTAAGCTGAGGAGGCACGTCAATGAACTACGTCAGACAACTGAATGCGTTCGGCGAGAAGAGCATCGGCGTGCTCAATGCCAGGGAACAGGCTATGTACCTGCGGTTGTTCCTGATTGCCAATCAGCTGAAGTGGCCCGAATGGTTTGAGGTAGCCAATTCACAGCTGATGCGTGAGCTGGGGATGGGATGGAAAAAGACCATCATTGACGCCAGACGAGAGCTCGAGAAGAAGGGATTCATCCGATCCGTCGACCCGGGCCACAAGATGAAGACGCGATACCATCTCATACAGCTGTATGATGATGCATCCAAGGGTTCGAAAAACGAACCCATAACCACCCCCAAGGGTTCGAAAAACGAACCCTTAACAGAGCCAAGGGTTCGAAAATCTAACCCTAAGGGTTCGAAAAACGAACCCATAGCACCCCCCAAGGGTTCGAAAAACGAACCCTACATAAACAGTATAAACAGTAAACATATCTCTTCTACTACAGCACCACCCCAAGACGAGATCTTCCGGCAGGTGGTCGAGGTCTACGAGAAGAGCATCCGGCCTGTACCGAGCCCGGCAGATCTGGAACGTCTCTCCGACTGTCTGGACCACTACGGCGAGGATGCTCTGCTCAAGGCCATTGACCGGGCGGACTATCGAGGCCGCCGCAGCATGGGCTACATCGAGGGCATCCTGAAGAGCTGGGAGCAGAATGGATATGACGATCCAGAGGAGGAACATGGACATGGAAAAGCAGATGGACGCAGACCTGCAAGGGATACTGCTCAAAATCGCAAGAAAGCGCTCCACTTTGATCCAGAAGCCGAGCGACGCAAGTGGGCCAACGAGAAGTCCGGCTGGGATTGATGCACGCGAGCAGGAGAAGCACATCAAGGCGCTCGAGTTCGCTGGCATCGGCAAGCGCTTTCAGGGTGTCACGTTCGAGAGCATCGAGCGCCGTGGCCTGCCGCCCGACTGGGATATCCGGCAGAACTACAAGGCCGTGAAGGCCTATGCTGATGACATCCAGCAGAATGTCAAGCGTGGCTATGGCCTCATCCTCGCTGGTAATTATGGCACGCTCAAGACGACGATGGCTGTGGCTGTGATGCGGCACTGGATGAGCGTGAAGGAAGGCGGCTGCCTCATGGTGCCGATGTGCTCGCTCATCGATAACCTCTTTACGATGCGGGCTCTCAACAAAGAGGAGTGGGCACGGTATGAGCGTCGCATCCGCTCGACGCCGCTACTGGTCATCGATGACCTCGGCAGTGAGAATACCGACCAAGGCTGGGTACTCAGCAAAGTCGACAGCATCATCACCGAGCGGTACAACAAGATGTTGCCGATCATCGTGACGACGAACCTCAGCAAGGAGGAGTTGGCCGGAACATACTCCGGCCGCATCATGGACCGGCTGCGCAACACCTCGCAGTGTTTGATATTTAGCGGAGCCAGCCAAAGGAAGGTGAGAGCATGACAAACGGTAAGGTGAAGGGCAAGGCCGGCGAGCTGAGGAAGATGAGGCGTGAATCAGGTACCGGTCAACCCGAATCAGGTACTGGATCAGGTACCGTAGGTACAGAATCCGGTACCGGATGGGTACTGGGGAGGAATGAACATGAAACCAGATGAGTATAAGGCCGCGCGCATGGGTGAGAAAGAAAAGCAGATGATCACGAAATACAAGTGGGCGCTCTATTATGCGGCGTGTGATTACTCAATGACTAAGACTGATTGTAGCAAATGCAATTGTAGGGACTCGTGTAAGCACAATCCCGGCACAATGGGCTGTAGATTTGCGCTTGAAGACAAATGGAAACGCGATGCGGGGATAAAAGATAATCAGTGCGCTAAAGATCATCAGCGCGCTGATGCTGCTCCGGCGTATCCACAAGACACCGAGGAGGACGAATATCGCTACATCGACGCCAACTGGCTGGAGGCTGTCGCGCGCGGCCTCACGGCAGGCGCCAAGAAGCACCCGGGTGAGACATGGCGGCAAATCCCGCCCGAGGAACACGCCGCCCGCGCCATGCGCCACCTGAATCTCTACCGCGCTGGTAATCGCAAGGACACGCATCTCATCAACGCTGCCATGCGCTGCATGATGGCCTACGTGACGGAGAAAGCCAGAGGGGAGGGACGGGCGTGAACACGAGCATCTATGCCGCTTACCGCGGCGACCGTTATGTCGGCGAAGGGACGCTCTCCGAGCTGGCCAAGCTCCTCAAAGTGAAGCGCCAGACCCTCGTATGGGCAAGGTACCCGGCCGCCAGGAAGCGCGTTGAGAAGACCGAGGCAAACCCAAAAAGGCGGAGCAAGGGCTGGATTCACCTCGTACTACTGGAAGAACATTAAGGAGTGGGCGGCGATGAAAGAGAAAAATCTGGACAAGCTCGTACAGAAGTACCTCCAGATGAAGCCGCTCGGCAACGAGGATGCCATAGCGGCAAGGCGCGAATATGCGCGGAGAGAGCTGGAGCACTGGCAAGATATGTTCGAGAATGGATGCAGCGACCCGGCATGGCCGGACGGCTGTAACCTCAACCTCGCCCGAAACCATATCATTGCCGCTTTGAGCGGCTTGCGTGATCTCGGCGAGGATACGTCCGGCGAGTATATTCCGCCGAAGGTTGCAAACGGCCTGATGATTCCGGGTGGGAAGTGGTTCAGAGTGCGGTGCGATCGCTTCGAACAGACGGGGCAGCATGTGCAGATTGCCAGCGCAGAAATTTCTTTGTTCTAGGAAGGTGAGAACATGACAAACAGCAGGGCCAAGGGCAAGGCCGGCGAGCTGGAGTTTGCCCGCCTTTGCCGGTCGATGGGCTACGAGGTACGCCGGACGGCGCAGTATTGCGGCAAGACGGGCGATGCGGCGGACTGTGTCGGCCTGCCTGGCATCCACATCGAGGTCAAGCGCGTCGAGCATTTGAACATCGATGATGCGCTCGATCAGGCGCGGCGCGATGCCGGGATGAAAGCGGACGGCAGCCTGCCCATTGTGGCCCACCGGCGCAACAACACGCGCTGGAAGATCACGATGGATGCAGCCGATTGGTTTGAGATTTACAGAGAGTGGGAAGCAGGAAGAGGGAGAAATGGATGAGTATGATTAAAGCCCTGAAGGAAATTTATAACAAAGTGGACAAAGCCGCATTTATGGCTTGTGGAGTAACAGATGACGATTGTGAGGAGTGCGCCTATGATTCTAGTGAAGGATGTTTTTTTGACGGAATCAAGGAGAACCTCGAAAAGGTGATTATCGAGGAAGCAGGAAGGAGTAAGGGATCATGAATCATGTGACTTTGACAGGCACGGTCTTCCAGCTGGAGAGCCGTGTGGCGAAGAGCGGCATGGCGGTGCTGACGTTTCGCCTGTCGTACTACCAGGGCAAGGGCAAGGACGGCAAGGCGACGTATGGCGGCATAGACGTGACCGCATTCGATCGGCTGGCGCAGGCGTGGGATGGCCAGCTGCAGAACAAAGACAAGGTCATCGTGACCGGGCATATCACGCAGGACAAGTGGGAAAAGGACGGCAAGAAATACTACAAGCATCGCCTGATCGCGGATGACATCGGCAAGCAGCTAGACCTGTTCGCCGATTCCAAGCCGAACGGGCAGTATATCCCAGATGAGGAAGTGCCGTTCTGAGTGCCTGAGACGCGCTAGAACAGGCATCTATAGCAAAACGCATATAAGGGTATAGGTGGAGAGTGAAATGAGTACAGCAAGGAAAATGCGGCGGCGATGAATCTCTGTGAAAGTGACATCGTGAGAGACTATTGCAACCACCAGCGGGATGAGAGCGATATGCGCCGGACGTTCCGCTGGGCGGAGGAAGCAGATGGGCAGGAAGGAATAGACTGAAAGAGAAGGCGGGAGGCGCACGCATGGCGGAGAAGGACGAAGACATTTGCGCAGAGCTCGCGCGGGACAAAGAGACGGCAAAGCTCTGGGTTCTCAACTACGCGAGCAGGAAGAAAGAATACTACGAGAACATCAAGTACCTCCGCGATCAACTGCCTGGGCCGGCGGGGCTGGGACGGTCGGCGGGGAATGGATCGCAGACGGAGTGGAAAGTCGTCCGGATGGAGGATCTGGACGCATCCGAGAAGTGGCTGCTGGCCGTCGAGGCAATGCAAAGCACCTTATCAGAGAAAAAGCTCCTGTTCCTCTCACTCAGGAGGGAGGCGCACAGGAAACCGAATGTCATCAACTGGGCGAACTACGTCCGACACCGGTACGCGCGGGCGATGGCCGCAAGATACGGCGGGACGGAGGAACGTTTCTGCCCGAGCGATACGACGCTCTATACATGGTGGGATGAGATACTGGATCTCACGCGGCTCATTGCCTACAAGCGCGGATGTAGGTTTTTTTGAACTACTGTAGTTCAGAGCCGGAAAATCGTAGTACGATAGTAAAAGAGCAAACCCGGGCGACCGGGATGCAGGAAATCCCCTTACACATAGATACCGAAGAGCCTCGGCGCAGATCGTGCCGAGGCTTTTCCGTGCGCGGAATCGAGGCAATGAAGATGAAACGGGAAGGCATGACACAAGATGCGCTGTATCGAGTCAACCGGCGGGCCATGAGGTATGACGTATGACGGCGATACATTGCGACAATGACAAATGCAAGTACAACGAGGATCGTCTCTGCATCCGGGCGGATATGTACTGCGTCGGGCGGCGCTGCCGGAGCGAGCAGCACATGACCTACATCGACCTCATGCGCGGCCGCGAGCCATGCCCTCATAAAAAGCGTAATTCGTAGTGCGCACAGGAGACATTTTCGCGATGCATTGGGACGACTGGGGGAGCGGTGCAGCGCGAATGATGAAAACGGAATAAAGAGAAGGTCACTGCGCAGGCGGTGGCCTTTTCTTGTGGGAATTTTTAGGGAGTGTGGTGAACATGTGAGATGAAGCTGACAGAGAAGCAAAAACGCTTTGTTGATTATTACATCGAAACAGGAAATCAGACCGAGGCCGCAAGACGGGCAGGGTATAAGCAACCGCAAACCCAAGGAGCACAAACCTTAGGAAAACTTAGCGTCAAGGCCGCCATCGATGCCAGGCTCAAGGACCTCGAGGATAAGCGCATCGCCAAGGCTGACGAGGTCTTGCAGTTCCTCACATCGACACTGCGCGGCGAAGTCAAAGAGGAGCGCGTCGTCGTCGAAGGGACAGGCGAAGGAAGGAGCGGCGCTCGCATCATCACGGTGCAAGTATCTGCCCGAGACCGTCTCGATGCGGCGAAGAGCCTGCTCAAGCGCTACCCGATGCAGCTCGATGCCAAAGAACAGAAACTACAGCTGCAGAAGCTTGAGGCCGAGATTCGGGCGGCCGAGCAGGTGGACGACGATGCCGTGACGATTGTGGATGATTTAGGAGATGACGACGACGAAAACAGTAAGGCTCAGTGATGTGGTAGCGCCGCATTTCTATGCGTTGCACCGTGACATCGTGCGTCATGGCCATACTTACTACTGGCTGGAGGGCGGCCGCGGCTCGACGAAATCGTCAGAGATAAGCCTCGAGATCCCGCAGCTACTCATCAAGAACCCCGATTGCCATGCAGTTGTCCTGCGCAAAGTCGGCAACACCATCAAGACAAGTGTCTACCCGCAGATGCAGTGGGGTATCAATGCGCTGGGGCTCACGAACAAATTCCGTTTCAAGACAAGCCCACATGAAATCACGTACAAGAAGACAGGCCAGAAAATCCTGTTCTTCGGTGTCGACGATCCGCAGAAAATCAAGTCCATCAAGCTGCCTTTTGGCTACATCGGCGTTGTGTGGTTCGAGGAGCTTGACCAGTTCAGCGGCATGGAGGAAATCCGCAACCTCAATCAGTCGCTATTGCGCGGCGGCCCCAAATACTGGGAGTTCTGCTCCTTCAACCCGCCCAAAAGTCAGAACAACTGGGTGAATGAGGAAAAGCTCTTTGAGGATTCAGACAGGTTCGTGCATCACTCCACCTATCTCGGCGTGCCGCGGGAATGGCTCGGCGAACGATTCTTTGACGATGCGGAAAAGCTCAAGGAGAAGAATGAACGCGCCTATGAGCATGAATACCTCGGCAAGGTCACGGGCACGGGCGGGGCTGTGTTTGAGAACGTCAGCGACATGCGGATGAGCGACGAGCTCATTGGGAATTTTGACCGCCTTTACTTCGGTCTTGACTTCGGTTTTGCTGTGGATCCGCTGGCATTTGTCGCCTGCCACTACGACGCAAAGCATGAGGACATCTACATCTTCGATGAAATTTACCAGCAGAAATTACTCAACAAGCAGGCAGCAGAGAAAATTGCTGCTAAGGCCGGACGGCATCGTATCCTCGCCGATTCCGCAGAACCGAAGTCAATTGCCGAGATGCAGAGCTACGGCTTGCGCATCAGCGGGGCAAAGAAAGGCCCTGACAGCGTAGAGCATGGCATCAAATGGCTGCAGGACCGGGGGCACATCTATATAGACAAGCGGAGGGCGCCGAATACCTACCGTGAGTTCATCACCTACGAATACGAAAAGAACCGTCAGGGGCAGTTCGTGAGCGCCTACCCGGACAAAGACAATCACGCAGTCGACAGCCTGCGCTATAGCCTGTCTGAGGTCATGCGCCTGCACAATATCAGCCAATTCAGCAAAGGAGCATTCGGGCTATGAAGATTTTCACGACAAAAACAGAATTGTCCCTGCAGGACATCGCCACGATATGCCTCCGGCATGATACGGCAAAAGGGCGTGAACTACGCTTGAAGCGCTATTACCTCGGTGAGCATGACATCCTACACAAACAACAGCGGGCAAACAACGCGCCGAACAACAAGATCGTCGCGAACTACTGCGAGTACATCGTCAACATGAGCACGGGTTTCTTCATGGGCAAGCCGGTAGCATACTCGTCCATTTCCGAGAATCAAGACGAGCTCGACGCGCTGCAAGACGTGCTGAGCTACAACGACGAGGCCGCGCATAATCTCCGACTGGCAGAGGAGGCAGCCATCACAGGCGCTGCTTATGAACTTCTCTACATGGACTCGGACGCGAAAATCCGTTTCCAGGTGGTGCCATCCGAGGAGGTCATTCTCGTCTGTGAGGCGTCCTTGGAGGAAAATGTGATCTGCGCCATCCGGCATTTCCGTGTCTACAATCTCGACGGCGTGACCTATCAGGAGTACGTCGATGTCTACGACAAGCGCGACGTGACAAGCTACGCCTACGACAGCGGATCACTGCGCGTGATTGCGGACGCTCGCCCACACTATTTTGACGATGTGCCCGTCGTGGAGTATGAGAATAACAAAGAGCGCCGCGGCGACTTCGAGAGCGTCATCACGCTCGTCGATGCCTACAACAAAGCGCAGTCCTTGACGCTCGATGATATGGAGGACTTCACGGACGCCTACCTCGTGCTCAAGGGCATGGGTGGCACGACAGGTGACGACATCGCCGAGCTGCGGCGCAACAAGGTTCTTTCTCTCGATGAGGGTGGTGGTGCGGAATGGCTCATCAAGAACCTCAACGATACCTACATCGAGAATATCAAGACACGCCTGCAGAAGGACATCCACAAGTTCTCCAGCGTGCCGGATATGAGCGATGAGGCCTTTGCAGGCAATGCGACCGGCGTCGCCATCAAGTACAAGCTCATCGGCCTCGAACAGGTACGGAGCCGCAAGGAGCGTGGCTTCAAGCAGGGGCTGCAGCGCCGCATCGAGCTCATCGCGGGGATGCTCAAGCTCAAGAATGCGGCAGACATCGATTCCCGCGATATCGAGATTACCTTCACGGCGAACCTGCCGTCGAACGATGCGGAGCAGGCGCAGATCGTCAAAGAGCTCTACGGCCTCGTCTCGCAGAAGCGCCTCCTCTCTCTGCTGCCGTTTGTCACGGATCCGGCCGAGGAAATGGAGGAGCTGCAGAAAGAGCAGGAGAGCATGACAGGCGGTGAGGCAAGTGACGAACGAGGAATACTGGGCGAAGCGGAACACGGAGCTGGAAGCAGCATGGCACCGGAAAAGCCGACGGGAGATTGAGAAAGAGCTGCTTGACCTCTACGCGCGCTCCCTGTATCACATCGAGAGCGACATCCGCGTGCTCTATGCGCGGTTTGCAAACGACAACGGCCTTGACATGGTCGAAGCGCAGCGCCTCCTCATGGGGCAGGAATACCGGACATGGCGCATGGACATCGAGGATTATGTCAAGGAAATCCAGACGACCGGCGACAACGAGCTCCTGCGCGAGCTGAACACGCTTGCCATGCGCAGCCGCATCACACGGCTTGACAAGCTCTACGCGGACACGCTCGTCGAGATTGGCAAGCTCTCAAAAGACGTGCGGGCTGCCATGGACAAGTTCCTGCCGTCGGCCTATAAGGATTTCTACTATCATGACCTCTATGACATCGGCCAGAAACGCGGGCTCATCCATCCGGTCAGCCGCGTCGATGCGGAGACATTGGAGAACGTGATCCGGACGCCATGGAGCGGGAAGAACTACTCCGCCCGCATCTGGAAGAATGGCGAGAAGCTGGCTGAGACGATACAGCGGACAGTCACCGCAGGGATGCACCGCGGCTGCTCCGCTGACGAGCTCGCTCGCTACGTCGAGCAGCGCATGAACGTCGGCTACTCGCAGGCCGTCCGGCTCGTCCGCACGGAGCTGAACTACGTCCAGAACCGCGCCATCCTCGACGGCATCAAGGAAAGCGGTATGGAGTACTATCGCTTCGTCGCAACGCTTGACCGGCGCACCTCGGCGACCTGTCGTGACCATGACGGGCATATCTACCCTGTCGACGATTACAGCCCCGGCACCAACGCGCCGCCGCTGCATCCGCGCTGCCGCTCGACCATAGTCGGCAGCATCAAGGGCGACAGCAAGCCAAAGGGAACGCGGGCGGCGAGGGATGAGAGCGGGAAGTATATCCGTGTGCCC